GGATTTTGATCCCCAAAAACCTGATACTTCACCCCCAAATCCCTGACAGTATTCCCCAATTACCTGATGGTTCCCCCCAATTACATGATAGTTGGGTCTGTAAACTATTGAGATAATTGGGGGATTCTGGCTCTGAATCTTAGAAATTAGAATATAAAAAGAAAAGTTTTAAGGCTTAATTTTACTGGCCAGATAGACCTTCATCATCTCTTCGAGCATCTCACCGTTTGTGTACCGTTCTTTGAGGCATTGATCCCGAAACTTCTCATAGGTTGCTTCAGGCATGCGCAGAGACATCTGGACCGTAGGGTTGGTATCACGGCTCTTCCACCGACGACGAGTCCCCATGTCTTTTTCTGCTTCTTCCAATGGGGCAAAATCAAGCTTTCGTGACATGGCGTGCTCCTAACTTTTCTTTCAATGATGTTCTCTTCCCACCCTGCTCCCGCAGCTGGTGAACACATCTCATGACCATTTTGAGTTCTTCAGCGAAGAGCTCTGCATTCCCTAAAGCCTTCTCGAGACCACCAACCAACAGAGGATCCATGTCATACAGGGTGCCTCCCATGTTGTGCAGCGAAGAGAAAGCTGTTCGGGCATGCAGCTCAGTAGAGAAGCTCCCGATCTTGTCTCGGACCTGTTGGTTCAAAGACTTTGCCATACGAGATTTGACGGCCGCCTGAGTGCGTGTGAACAAGATCCGGACGGGTATCTCCCGACGCATGTTCCTAGCCTCCAGAGCCAGCTGTGCGAGCGTCTCAATGGCGCCTTCAGCATCCGGTTGCTCATCCCCCATGGGAACGATCACCAGATCACTCTCCCCCATGGCAAATGCGTTAAGACGGGTAGCAGCACCCTCCAGATCAATGATCACATAATCAGAGACTTTGTGAGCGAGTTCGATCTCATCATGGATCTCCCGCTCACCGCCTGATGCGATGACATTTAGTCGCATTGGTAGATTTGCTTTTTCGGACCAAGACATCAATCTTTTAGCCGGATCTGTATCTATCACAGTCACATCATGGTGCTTGGATAGTACAGAAGCCAGTATGATTGCTGACGTTGTCTTGCCCGCACCCCCCTTAGTGGAGGCGAAGGTAATGACAGACATATTCGTTAATCTCCTCAGTAGTGTTTCAGTTTCCCACCCCTACTGTTTTACACAACTGTGAATAAAGCAATCAAAATATCACACCAAACCAGACCAAACCCAATCAAATTGGTAGTTATAGCCTCTAAAAACTTACTTTTTCTTTATTGGCTACAATCGTTCAGGAGAACAAACATGGAATTCTTTACTGCAATACCAGACGCCAAAGCCCTCATTCACCGCAGCGGGACCTATGAAGAAGTTGATCTCTTCCACATGAACCAAGAGATCTATGCCAAGAAAGGCAAAGCTTACATCAAGCTGCACTCCAATCGCGGCACCACAGCCAAGAGCACTTACTGGAAAGCCCTTCACATTCCAGAAGGCGTCATTGGCACACGCCAAGAGAAATTCCTTTGGCTCCCCAAGCAATCCAAAAAAACCCTCACCTCGGTCAACAACGACCTTGCTTTCTGAGGGAACCAGTAAGGAAAATCCCATGACAGCCCAGACCCCAATCACAACCCCCACCCTCACTCCAGGCCAGCAAGAAGGTTCAGACTCGTTCTTTGCTTTCTTGATGTCTGAGGATACTACCTTTGGTATCTCTGGCGGCCCTGGGACCGGTAAGACCTTTTTGATGGGTCACCTCGCCAACAGTGTTATGCAAGAGTACCATGATGCCTGTGCTATGCTTGGGCTCAAGCCTGAATACGACGAAGTTGTATTCACAGCGACCACCAACAAGGCAGCCGAAGTCTTGGAAAGCTCTCTCAACATTCCAGGCACTCGTGGCATGGTTCAAACCATCCACTCTTATCTGGCATTGAAAGTTCAAGAGAACTTCAAGACCGGCAATACTGACATCACCAAAACCAACAATTACTGCAAGAAGCCTCGTAAAATTGTTTTCATCGACGAGTCTTCAATGATCGACAAAACCTTATACGAAATAATCTTGGAAGCCTTCGAGGGATCCAAGGTGATCTTCGTGGGTGATTGCGATCAGTTGGCGCCGGTAGATGAAGAACTCTCTTTGGTCTATCTCAACATGGCCACAGACAACATGGTCTTCTTGGATCAACCAGTACGCAATGCTCATAGCCAAGCCCTCATGGCTCTATGTGCTCAGCTGCGGGTGACCGTACAGACCGGTAAGTTCAAGCCCATCAAGGCTGTGCCAGGAACCATCGAGTATCTGGATGACGAGGAGATGGAAGACAAGCTCAACGAGATCTTTTCCAATGACATAGATCCATCAGCCCGTATCCTCTGCTACACCAACCAGCGGGTAAATTTCTTCAATGAAGGTATCCGCGGTCTTCGTAACCTCCCTGAGGAACCAACAGCAGGAGACGTTGTGGTGGTGGCTTCAGCCTATGTTATGGGCAAGACATCCATCAGCGTAGAACGTGAACTCAAAATCATCAGCGTCAATTACAGCAATGTAACTGATTTTGGGTATGGAGAGTTGTTCGATGATGGGATCTCCCTTCAATATTGCAGCATGCAAGTTATGCGGACCTTGAGTGGCAGAGCGACAGCTACGCCTGATGAAAGCAACACATTTTACGTCAACTATGCTTTGGATAAGCCTCGCTGGGATGCTGCCATCAAAGAGCTCAAGCGTCAGAAAGCCTGGAGTGAATACTTCACAGTCAAAGGCACTTGCGCTGATTTGAGGGATAAGTCGGCCTGTACGGTCTACAAGTCTCAAGGCAGTACCTACGAAACAGTCTTCATTGATTTAGGTAACATCGGTACATCTTGGGATGCGAAGCAAGTGGCACGTTTGCTTTTTGTGGCTGTGTCTCGAGCCAGTTCCAAAATCTACTTCTATGGTAGACTCCCTCACAGATACACCTGAAAGGAAAGGTCATGGTCAATACTCCCCCAACCTACTCCAACAAACACCTTTTGATTGATGCGATCGTAGGCACGTTGGTGAGTAAAGAAGCTTCCCACCAAGAGGGTGTTCTCAAAGCGCTAATCAGAGAAAATGCTGAGTTGGGGGGGTCTTACCATGGCTTCATGTTTCAAGGTAAATTCCAAACCCTGCTTTCAAGAAATAAACATAACCGGGCTATTAAAAAAGCCCCTGAACCTTCCATGTATCCTGCCATAACGGCTTACATGGCTGAGCAAAAGTACATCAATCAAGAAACCCAAGCTATCAAACAAGGCATATCCCTTCTCCTTTGGCCCTGCAAAACAGACCAGGATTGTAGGGATGCTCTGCCTGAGGACATTGTCCGATTGATGCCCACCATGCGAATGCTGACCCGAGAACGGCCCGAAGCATGGTCTATCGAGGATAAGCCTCTTCATAAGTTTCAGTATGAAAGTACCAAGATCAAAATTCTTTATTTTTTGACCACTGAAATGCGTTACTAATCCACCTCCGACCCAAGAGAAGCAGGAGCTTAACCATGCAATATCAAACTTTCAGTGCAACAACCCATAAAGAGTACCCAATTGCATTCTTGGTTCCCAAGCTCTCTGAGATGGATATGTCTAGGGAATACCTAACACCTCACGAGCTGGATCCAGAGAGTGTGATTGCCTACACGTTGCACCTTCCAGCGAAGAAAACCAAAGTCGCTATCATGCGGGAATACCTGGATGATCTGATGCCGGTACTCTCCGATATTGGAACCAAGTATGTGATGGTCAGTGATGGAGATTATTTCAAAACCCTCACCGGCGTAAACAAAGCAGATGCTTATCTAGGCTACGTCCTTCCCAACACTTACCCATTGGATCAAGTTGGTGAGTTCTATGTGATCTTCTGCCCGAATTATCGGCAGGTCTTCTACAATCCTATCCCTACACGGGATAAGATTAAGCAGGCCATGGAGGCTCTATGGAGCCATCAGAACGGTATCTACCATGATCCTGGCCACTCCATCATCCACTTCAGCGCCTACCCTATGACGGTCACTGACATCGCTGTGTGGCTCCAAAAGCTGCTCGACATGGATTGTGATCTGACTTGTGACACTGAGACCTTCAGCCTCAAGTTCTATGAGGCAGGTCTCGGTACGATCGGATTTGCGTGGAACAAGCATGAAGGCATCGCCTTTCCGGTGGATCTCTCAGAGAACCCAGCGGCTGTGCGTAAACTTCTGATCAGGTTCTTTAAAGCCTACAAACACAAGATGGCTTACCACAACATCTCCTTTGATGCGACGATCCTGGTCTACCAATTGTTCATGGATAACCTCATTGACCAAGCAGGTCTTCTGGATGGTCTTGAAATTATCTTGGGCAACTACGACTGCACCAAGATCATCTCATATCTGGCAACCAACACTTGTGCCGGCAATACCCTTGGCCTCAAAGACTTGGCTCAAGAATTCGCTGGTAACTATGCGGTGGACGAGATCAAGGACATCACCAAGATCCCCCTACCCCAGCTCCTAGAATACAATCTCGTTGACTGCCTCTCCACTTGGCATGTCAAAGAGAAATACTGGGATAAGATGGTGGAAGACAACCAGCTAAAGACCTACGAAGAGTTGTTCCACCCTGCTTTGGTGGACATTGTTCAGATGCAACTTTCAGGCATGCCAGTTGATATGTATCAAGTGGTCAAGACGAAGGCTGAATTGGAGGGATACCGTAATGATGCCCTGTTCTCGATTCAGGGGCATCGCTTTGTCCAAGAGTTCACCCATCAGATTAAAGAAGAGTGGGTTCAGTTCAAAAACACCACTCTGAAGGTCAAACGGGTTACCTATGCGGACTCGGTGGAAGAGTTTAATCCAAACTCCCCACCGCAAATGCAGCGGCTTCTCTATGAGCTGATAGGTCTTCCAATCATCGAGCGAACCAAGACAAAGCTACCGGCAACGGGTGCTGACGTATTGGAGAAGCTTTTTGCTCACACAGAGGATCCAGAAGTGCATGCTCTACTGCGTGCATTCCTTGAGTATGCCGCGGTGGATAAGATCTACTCTACTTTCATCCCTGCCTTAGAAGGAGCTCAATTGGCTCCGGATGGTCAGTATTACCTCTTTGGTAGCTTCAACCTGGGAGGGACAGTCTCTGGGCGCCTGAGCTCATCGGGACCCAACCTCCAAAACCTACCGGTCAAAGGTGCATACGGAAAGGCTATCAAGAAGTGTTTCCGCATGAAGCAAGGTCTTTTTATGGGCTTGGATTTCTCTTCCTTGGAAGATCGGATCTCAGCTCTGACCACCAAAGACACCAACAAGCTAAAGGTCTATCTCGACGGCTACGACGGCCACTGTCTCAGGGCATTCTCTTATTTCCCTGAGCAAATGACCGGCATTGTTGATACGGTTGATAGCATCAACTCAATCAAGAAAGCCTATCCGGTATTGCGGGACGATTCAAAAGTACCGACATTCCTGCTTACTTACGGCGGGACCCATATCGGCTTGGTTGCCAAGACCAGCTTTGACTTGCCTCAAGCCAAGGTGATCGAAGCACGCTACCACGAACTCTATAAAGAAAGTGATATTTGGATCCAAAAGAAACTTGATGAGGCTGCCCAAACTGGCTTTATCACAGCGGCTTTTGGTCTGCGTGTTAGAACACCCCTGCTTCATCAGGTGGTTCGTGGGAACAGTAAAACTCCTTACGAGGCACAAGCTGAAGGCAGGACTGCTGGTAACGCCCTTGGGCAATCATGGTGTCTCTTGAACACCAGAGCCAGCATTGAGTTCATGAGGAAGGTACGCAAGAGCAAGTACCGTCTTGTGATCAAACCATCGGCACACATCCACGATGCACAGTACCTCATGACCCCTGATGATATGGACGTGGTCCTCTGGGTCAACGAGCATCTGGTTAAAGCCGTGCAATGGCAGGAGCATCCTGATATTGCCCACGACACCGTCAAGCTTGGCGGTGAACTCTCTGTCTTCTACCCTTCTTGGGCTGAAGATGCAGAGATCCCCAATGGCGCTAATAAGGATCAAATCCTGGATATTATCGCTGAACACGTTCAAGAACTGGAGGCAGCATGACTGTTAAACCCAAAGGCTCTATCAAACCAAAACTGGCGCCGGTACCTACCGAGGGAGCCAAGAAAGTCTACCACCTGGCCACCCTGAAGATGGTTTATCTCAAGGAAGAGGCTGTCAAAGAACGGACGATCAATATCCTGATGGAAACCCCCACCATGGATATTGGCAAACGGCACTTGTCTCAGATGCAAAAAGCAGGAATGCAGCGCATCAAGGCAGAAAATGATGTTGACCCAGATATGGTAAAAGATGCCGTAATTCTCAACATTTCTACTATGGGTTATATGACCCCAGAAGAGTTTTCACGCGAAAGCGTGTAACCAAAGCTACCTTCAAAAATAGTTTTGTTTTCTTTGGTGTGTGGTACCGGTAGAGTAATTTTCCGGTATCACACCACACCACCTCAAATCACACCATTTGGACCCAAAGGGGATCATCATGCGCCTCACCAATGTAACCGGCGTTAGCTTGCCTATTGCCGTATGGCTGGCAGCTGATGGGTATGACTTCACGGCGATGGGTCGATCCATTTCCGCCACAGCTATCTTGAAACCAGTACGCCAGATCCTCCTGAAGGAGCGGCTCACTGAAGTTGTTCAAGAGACACCAGATGTCACAGACTATATCGCATCTCGCTTGGGTCACACGATCCATGACGGCATCGAGCAAGCCTGGAAAAAGGATTACAAATCCTCCATGGCAAAACTGGGCTACCCCCAGAAGATCATCGACATGATCGAGATCAATCCCAAAGACCCAAATCCAGAGAATATCCAAGTCTGGTTAGAGCAGCGCTCTAGCCGTGAGATTGCCGGATACACCATCTCTGGTAAGTTTGACATGGTCCTGGAAGGCGTCCTCCAAGACTTCAAGAGCACCTCGGCCTATACCGCGGTCTATGGATCCAATGATGAAAACTACCGTCTTCAGGGCAGCATCTATAAGTGGCTGAATCCTGACAAGATCGTAGCCGATCACATGAATATCCAATTCATCTTTACGGATTGGTCAAAGGCTATGGCCAAACAGAACTCGGCCTACCCCCAACAGCGCGTCAAAGAGCACCGTGTGGAGCTTATGTCTGTTGAGGAGACCTCGGCATGGATCAAAGGCAAGCTGCGTGTGCTGGAAGCTCATGCTGACCTGCCTGAGTCTGCCCTGCCCTTCTGCACAGACGAAGACCTGTGGAGAGGCGAAACTTCTTACAAATATTACTCCAATCCAGCCAAGACGGATGGTCGATCCACCCGTAACTTCTCTGCTCTCTCTGATGCAACTGCCTTTCAGGTAAGTGCTGGCAAGGGAGTAGTCATCACTACTCCTGGCAAAGTTAAAGCCTGTGGGTATTGCCCAGCATTTGCAATTTGCACTCAGAAGGATCTTTACGAACATGGTTGATCTCAGCAACGTATCACACCACCCAGCAATCGAAGAGATCACCGATGTCATCTGCAAAAAGACGCAGAATGTCGATCGGGGTTTCTATCGCGTCATCGTGGCCTACTACCTCGCTATGATGGCCTCTTCTATGCGGGCTACTATGAGCACCCCAGATATGGGGGACATCCCTGTCAACTCCTACACCATTGCCTTGGGTCCATCTGGATCCAACAAAGGTCGGTCAGTGAGTATGATGGAAAACCTCTTCACCCGTAGCTTCCGTAAAACCTTTCTGGAACACACTCTCCCTGTCTTGGCTGAAACCAATATCTGGAAGATTGCTATTCAGCGGGCTGCCCAAAAAGGCACAGAAGATCAGTTTGAAGTGGATCTGCTTGTCAAAGAGTATGAGTCCACTGGTGAGTATCCTTTCTCTTTTGATGGGGGCTCATCGGCTGCTATCAAACAGATCCGGCAGAAGTCATTGATTGCAGGATGTGGTTCCCTCAACCTGTTTATTGATGAAATCGGTCTCAACCTTGAAGGATCTATCGAAGCCCTGACCACATACTTGGAACTCTATGACCAAGGTTTTGTTAGGAACAAGATCACCAAGAACTCCCATGAGAACAAACGAACCAAGGAGATCGAGGGTAAGACCCCAGCAAACCTCCTAATGTTTGGTACACCAACCAAGCTTTTGGACGGGGCTTCTACTGAGGATAAGTTCTACACAATGCTGGATACCGGCTACGCTCGTCGGTGCCTCTTTGCTTTGGGTGAGCTTCAGCCTGCATGGGAAGGTCTAACGGCAACAGAGATCTTTAACGAGCTCATTGATGTCACAACCCTGAACATGGAAAACAAGTGGGAGACCCACTTTGAGACCTTGGCAGATCCATCGAAGTTTAAATGGAACATCGAGGTTACAGACGACGTAGCGATCGCACTTATCCAATACCGGATCGACTGTGAGGCTTTGGCAAACAAGATGCCGGAGCATGAAGAAATTCGCCGTAATGAAATGCGTCACCGTTATTTCAAAGCACTGAAGCTCGCAGGAGCTTTGGCCTTCTCTGATGAGGCAATCACCATGGACATGAGCCAACTGCTACCAGCCATCAAGCTGGTGGAGGAAAGCGGCACTGCTTTCCAAAAAATCCTAGCACGAGAGAAATCTTATATGAAACTAGCACGCTACATCGCAGCTGTGGATACTGAGGTAACGCACTCGGACTTGTTTGAGGCATTGCCATTTTACAAATCAGGACAGACAGCACGGAACGAAATGCTCTCCATGGCCACAGCTTGGGGCTACAAACAGCATATCGTGATCAAGAAACGCTTTGAAAATAACATCGAGTTTTTCTTGGGGGAAACCTTGAAAGAAACAAGTCTGGAAGAGATCGTTGTCTCTTATTCAGATCACTTCGCACAAGGTTATGAGCCAGAGAGGGTGAGCTTTTCAGAGATGCACAACCTCACACAAGCTGAGGATATGCACTGGTGCAACCACCATTTTAAACACAACCATCGTTTGGGCGAGAACATCATCCCGACATTCAATATGATTGTCATCGACGTGGATGGGACTGCTTCCCTTAAATTGGTTCATGAGCTGCTCGCAGAGTTTGTCTTCATGACCTATACAACAAAGAGACACACACCGGATTCTAACCGGTTCCGCCTCATCATCCCCATGAACTATGAGCTCAAGCTCGATGAGGATGAGTATCGTCAATTCATGAATAACTTCATGCAATGGTTGCCGTTTGACACAGACGACACTTCCAATCAGCGAGCCAAGAAGTGGATGACTAATCACAAAGGCTCGTATCACTACAGCCAGGGAACCAAGTTGCTCGACATTTTACCCTTCGTCCCAAAGACCACCAAAAACGAAGAGTACCAAAAAGAGAATGCCGACCTTAAATCCTTGGATAATCTGGAGCGTTGGTTCGCTCAGCGTATCGGTGACGGCAATCGTAACAACCAGTTTATCAAGTTTGCCTTGGCTCTGGTCGATGCCGGTATGGGTTACGCTGAAGTTGAAGATAAGGTCTTGGGCTTTAACAAGAAGCTCTCCAACAAACTTTCAGATGAAGAATTGCGTAAGACTGTCCTCGTGACGGTTGCACGCAAACTGCAAGCGGCTCCTTAGAACAGGGTTAGTTCCATTTCCCCACTCTAAGTAGAGCTGCTTTCAGGGAGCCCGGTGACACTAAATAGCTGGGCTCCCTACCAATTTTTTCTTGGTCTTCCATGACCCAACTGCGAGGTACTTATGACAGATGAAACAGACGATGCTGGAGTTCAGCTCAATGACCACTTGGTCATGATCTCCGGTCAAAGCGCGACTGGTAAGTCTGCCAGCTTGCGCAATCTCAAAGGTGGCAAAAAGGTTATGTACCTAAATTGTGAGGCTGGTAAGCGCCTTCCCTTCAGAAACAAGTTTGATACCTATGTCATCACGGATCCATATGAAGTGCATGACGCCTTTGATCATGCTCAGGACAACCCTGACTTTGAAGGCATCATCGTGGACACCCAAACCTTTTTGATGGACATGTACGAGTCCGTCCACGTTGTTGGGTCCTCTAAGACCATGCAAGCTTGGGGCGAGTATGCTCAGTTTTTCAAAAAACTGATGCAAAACAAGGTAGCTCGGTCTGACAAGTGGGTCATCTTTACAGCCCACACTCGGACTGATTTGGATGAAGCTACTGGAACCATGCACACAAAGATCCCTGTCAAAGGGGCTTTGCAAAACAACGGTATCGAGTCCTATTTCTCGACTGTTGTTTCAACCAAGCGCATGACGTTGAAGGCTTTGGCCAAATACGAAAATGAGCTTTTGACCATCACTCCAGAAGATGAGGCACTGGGCTTCAAATATGTGTTCCAGACCCAGCTGACCAAAGACACTGTGGGAGAGCGTATTCGTTCTCCTATGGGAATGTTCACTGTTGCGCAGACGTTCATCAACAACGATGCTCAGCTGCTTCTGGATCACTTGAAAGCCTACTACGACTAAGCAGTCACACCACACCAAATCCAACCAAACCAACCCCAGAGGAGATAACCATGGGCATGTTCGCTAAAATAAATACCGAGAATCTTGAGAAAACTGAAGACCGCGTTGGTGGAGGCAACTTTTCTGTTCCGTCCGACATCCATGATGCGAAGATTGGTATGCTTTACATCACCGAGGCTAGAAGTGGCGCCAAAGCATTCAACCTGATCGCAACGATCGGCGGGCAAGAGTACAAAGAGGCCATCTATTTCACCAACCGTAACGGAGACATTTCGTACCCCGACAAACAGGACCCAAAGAAGCTGCACCCATTGCCAGGGTTTACGCTGCTAAACGACATTTGTTTGTTGGTCACCGGCGAAGCCTTGAATGAGCAAGACGCTCATGTGGAAGACAAAGTCGTGAAGATCTACGACTTTACCGCAGGCAAAGAAGTCAACACGACAGTGCCTGTGATTACCAGCCTGACCGGTGGGGAAATCAAACTGGCCATCAAACGGATTGTGGAATTCAAGCAAGCCAAAAACGATGCCGGTGAGTATGAAAACACCAAAAATACCCGCACGGTCAACGAGATCAAACAGGTCATGCACTCGGAAACAGGCCGTACTGTGAACGAGTATCTTCACGAGATTGATCCAGCTGAGTTTATGCCTGCTTGGCTCAAGACCCATCAGGGCAAAGACCTCGACAAGACCACAGGTAAAGGCGCTGGAGCTGGTAGCTCTGGTTCCGGCCGTCCTGGATCTGACGACGATGGAGCTCCAAAGAAGAAGCTCTTCGGTAAGAAGTAAGCCTAAGGATGTATTTCTTAGGTATTGATCCAGGAATATCTGGAGCAATCGCTTTCCTGAATGGCAAGACACATGAATTGGTTATCCATGACATCCCTGTCTTCGCCAATCAGAAAGGGCGAACCGTGGTGAACATGCCTGAACTGTGCAACCTATTGATGCCTCCTGAAGATGGTATCACTAAGGCAGCTCTCGAGCATGTTCACGCCTTTCAAGGTCAAGGCATAGCTTCAGCTTTCAACTTTGGTACAGGCTATGGGGCTATCCTTATGGCTCTGGCCGGTCACTCTATCCCAACCAAGGATGCTACTCCGAGCCAATGGAAGAAGCATTTCAAACTGGTCAGGAAGAAGGGTGACACGAAGGCTCAATTCAAGAAACAAAGCCTCTCCGCGGCTACCCGACTGTTCCCTGCATATTCACATTTGTTTGCACGACAGAAGGATGACGGGAGAGCTGAGGCTGCTTTGATCGCTCTCTACGCCAAGGAGATCCTATGGAAGGATTGATCATTCTAACACAAGCCCAAGCAGACGACTTAATGGCCGTTATTGAGGCTTTAACAGCATGGATCCCGGATGAAAATTTTGAGTCTGCTATGGGTGATCTTACCGATAATTGTGGAATTGAGGTCCCATTGGATCGCATCACAGAGCTTATCGGAATCCTCACCCCCAAAACGCAAACCCTATAAACCAACCCCAAAGAAGGAGAAGTGATGATGCAAATCATTATGAACCAAGTTGAAATTGAGACGGCGATCACGGATTTTGTATCCCGCCAGATCAACATCTCCACTGACCAGGAGATCACCATCGAGCTGCAAGCCACTCGTGGTGCCAATGGTTACACAGCCACTCTTGGCATCATGCCTCGTGTTGGTGGCGCTCCTACGCCTGCTGAGGACAAAGGCACTCCTGAGAAGGAACCAGAAGCCAAGGCTGCTGAGCCAAAGCCAATCACCAAAGCAACTCTTGGTATTGCACCGAAAGCCAAAGGCCTGCTGTTGAAAGCACAGTCTGAAGCTGAAGCTGAGCCAGAAGAAGCCTCTGAAGCTGAACCAACTCAAGCCTACACAGGCGAAGATGATGGTGCTGATGATGAAGTTGAAAACACCATGGCTTCCTCTTCGCGTGATGAGGAACCACCTATGAATGAAACGGTGAAGACATCTGATGCTCCACCACCTCGTTCGATCTTCTCCAAAGCAAAAGCTGGGTGATCTGATTAGCCTTATGTGGGGGGAATATCCTCACATAAGGCTGACCATCATTGACCCATGAAAGGGGATCCAAGTGAAGACGTTTCAAGTAGACGAGGCAAGCAGCGACGATGAGCGGATGTATATCGACATTCTGAGTAGAGCGTCTGTCTGCATCAATGTAACCGATGAGGGGATCATTATAGACGTGTGGGCTGCCAAAGTAGAAGACGCCCCTGCCGCAACCCTTAGCGTCACTTGGGATGAAGTGGAGGATCCATCATGAATTGGTTCTTCGGAGGCGTAGCGTATCTCGCACTTCTACTATTCATGGTTCTAAACCTGATCAGTTTGATGTGGGTCGTTGTCCTTCACATCGGATTAATCGCTATTTTGATCATGTTTGGAATTGGCGCTCTAAAATCCAAGAGTGACGAAATCAGGAATCGTAAGAGGAGGGACTGGTGACGCACTATGCTCTCAAACAGTTTGAGACAGCTGTACAACGTGGGGATGTTACATCCATTCGTGCGCTCTGGCCCCAAATTCGCAAGCAGATAAAGTTTGAAGTTGTTCATGGACCAATCACCAATCTGCCATTGAACCAAGAATGACTGACCCTACAAAAAAGACCCTCCCACTTTCGTGGGGGGGCCAGTGACAACAGGGAGGAGCAGTGTCGTCAGGCAGTTCAAAGCAGGGCATGTTTTGGGAAACTGAGCCACTACGGATAACCCAAACTACCCAAAATTAATTCAATATGTAAAACTCTTCTTTTACAATCTCTGCGCGATTTGCGCATCAAAACGAAGATGTAAGCACTTCTCCTACTGGGTTCATGGTCAGAGAGTTAATCCCCATCCCTGGACCTATACTGTATGGCAGCTTTCCTTCTAGCCCAGCTCCCACCAGAGTTCCTGAATGTACTGACTCAATGCCTGTCTCAGGTCCCACAATACCACCAAATAGCAGAGCCGATACCGGCCTATCCCGCATAGTCCGCATAGCCACTTTCATGATACGGAGCTTGTAGTTGTAGAACCACAGCATGCCGTTGGTCTCAAAGAAGTCTCGTACCCTCCCTGGAACCAGGTTGTAGGCCACGAACTCATCCCGAATAACATCCAGAGCCTCGTCTTTGGTCATGCCCTTCTTCTGGGTCAGGTGGTCATACAAGATTGCCTTGTCGATGAAGTCACCATACTGGACCATCCGGTTCATGCCTTGGAACAGAGCCGTGTCTTTTGTCAGAACCACATTCTTCAAGATGGTTTTGCCTTTACTCGGGAGCTTATCAGCTGCTTTCTCCAGATACTCCCCAAACTTGCCTTCCAAGATTTGCTGATCTGCTTCATCTAGACCTTCTGCCACGGTGGAGAATTCACCAGCCTCAATCAGTACAGCAATCGACATCTTGGCGTTGGCTGCCTCAAGTGCAGATACCTCTGCTTTGATTTGCTCAATACGCTTGGCGCTCAGATTATCAATCTTCCCAGCCAACTCTGTGTTCAGGGAACCAATCTTTTTGATGTTCTTGCTATACTCAGCGGTCTCCAGAAACTTCTCTCTAGTTCCTCTAAGCATGGTTGCAGGGCTGATACCCCAAGTCATCAAATGAAGTTTGTTTGAGAAGAAGTTATCAAATGTCACCACCAGAGATCTCACAATGATCGTGGTCTTGGCGTAGGACACAAAGTCCTGCACACCCGTCTGACCGGTCACCATGTAGGTGTAAGCCTTGTTACCCATCAGAGCGATCGCTGTATTCTTTATGTTTTCTTGGGTCTCGGGAGACCATCTGGACACACCAGTCCATGGGTCTGTCACACCGGCTGACCGATACCCAATAGCATTATCCACCATGTCTTTACGGATCCACATCTCATCTTTGGCACCAAAGTGCTTCTCAGCCAAAGCTTTACCCTCTGGTCCTAAGGTTCTCCAAGCATCTCTGATCACTGGATCTTTTTGGTTTGGGTCCGCTACGTTGGTGTATTCACTAGGATTTTGGGCATAGTCTTTGTCGTAGTTGTCTTTGATCAGCTTGAAGAGGTTTTCATTGATCTCACGAGCATGGGTCTCTTCAAAGATCCTACCAGACCAAACACCAAGCATCCGACCCATGTTCTGGTCTTTGCTCAGCTTAGCCGCCATATCTGGTGCTACTGGGCGTTCATAAGCAGACACGACACCATTGGCATCAAACCTTGGAACCAAGTGCTCACCAACACCGATGTTATCCATCGAGCGGTTTGCATACTTGGTCTGGATACGACGACGGATAGCCTCTACCGGACGACCCAAGATAGCTCCTGCCGTAGTCCCATCTTGGCTCAAGCCTGTCTTCATATCCGTCCCCAAGTAGGAGGCATGGATTGTCTGAGCAGCGCCTTGGCGGTAGCTGTTACGCCCTGCCACCGCAGAGTAATAATAGCTCCGAGTGCCTTTGAAGTTTTCAGAAGCATCTCCTGTGTATTTCCGGATACGGGTGTAGCCTTTGCGGATCATCTCTTTATGATCTAGGTCATCAGCAATCATCACTGAAGCCCCTCTTGAAGGCGTACTAGGAATGAAGCCTTTATGGCCATTATACAGGCGGCCAACATCTTGAGGATCAGTGATGTTATTGGCTCCGAGCTTCTCTTTCTCGAGCTTGGTCATCGTATCGTGATACCCAGCCATAATCTCCAGACCTTCTGTCTCATTCTTGGCCAGATTTTCTATGGATGCTTTGGTCTCTGCATCCAGCATACCCAGAGCGTACAGGCTGGTCAGCTTGTCGATCGCTAGGAACAGATCCACCGAGGAGTTAGCCTTGGCTCTTGCAGCTACGTTGACCTGCTCCCCCACCAAGTGTGAGATCGCATAAGTATTCATCAGCAAGTTTGCAGAGTTTGTTTCGCCGGTCATCATGTGGTGAGCCAAAGCCTTGGCCTTATCCATGTAACGGTTCGTCAGATTGCCTCCAAGGGCTCTCACAGCCTCTTCTTGCTTCTGGGTGGCCAATGTGAGCTGAGACATGTCCTTGAGCATAGCCAGCCCCTCAGCACGCCCAATAGCCATGATGTCAGTCTTTGCGATGGCTGTGTTCATGTGAGCTTGTTGCTGCTTCGTCGGTTTGGTCTTGAAATAGCTCGCCAGATTGGCAGGAACTTCCTCACGGAAATCCTGACGTAGCCGGTCAATCACTGACTTGGCTTGGTTCAAGAGCTTATACAAGCCTTTGGTATCTCCGGTTTGACCCTGAATATCTGTCATTAAAGATCTTAGGGTGTTAAACCCTTCTACTCGGTTCATCATGGAGGTCAGCGTTTTACCAATGTCGGCCGACGCAGTCTTGGAACCAAGAGAGGTCACCATGTGGGCTGCCAGGAGAGATCCTTTGATCCACTTGTTGGCGCCTTTAGCTTCTGCATCTGCACGCACCTGAGCCAGCTTCAAAGAGGCAGCACTACTGCCTTTGCTGATCATGTCCGACACATAGACGTTGGCTTTTTCCATTGGTTGGATCTTGGCCAGCTGAGCCAACACTTCATGGTCTTTACGGATCTCTGTCAAAGCCCCTGCAATCACTGCCAGCTCTTGAGCCACATTACCTTTGGGCTTGTCCAAAGATGTGGTGTAGCGGGTGATCAAAGAGATAGCCGATGAAGCGGTGCTGTTCACCAGATCATCGAAGGTCTCGTACTTGACCTCAGTAATCTTAGGAGGAGTCATCTCTTCAACGATCGAGCGCATAGCCGGTTGCACTTGAGCCAAGGCCATAAAGCCTGCCAGGAGTTCTGCTTTGCCGCCTGCTTGTTGACGGATCCCATCTTTACCCACCACAGCGTCATACTGGCTCTTTGCCAGCTGAATATCTGTTGCAGTGAGGTTATCCAGATCAGCTCCGTTGGCGATGTGGAAGTCTTTCTCCGTCACAGTCTTGAGGAAGTGGGCGTACATCTTCGAGGCTTGGGACATTGCCCCTGCATCCATCTTAAAGACGCCGGTCATGACAGCATGCACTGACTGGAAGGCCAAGTGTTCACGACTGTTCAGGTTCAGACCTTGCCCATCAAAGTAATTCGCTGCATCAATGGCATTGCTTAAGGAGGCGGTGAGTTGATCTCGAACATCGTTTTCATACTCTGTCTTAGCATCTGAATATTCAGCAATCTCGCTTTGCAGCTTACTCAAGAAACGCTTCTCGATCGTCGAAAGAGACCGGTCCTCACCAAAGACTTGGTTCAGAACCATTTCGGTTTTGAGGCTATTATCAGATACCTGCGTATCTGTGTCAGGTTCTGGAGCCAACAACACTTCTGTGTTGAACTTCAGGTTGGCATAGAGATCGTTGCTGTGCAGCTTGATGCCCAACAGGTTGCTCAACAACTGGAGCACTTTGTTGGCAATCTTGATCAATGGGTTGTTTACCCGCTGGTTCTTGAACTGCTCGACTATGTTCTGGTTGGTCAGACCCCAAGAGATCAGCTCCGATACTTGAGCCACTGGGTCCCCTTCATAGTTGCTCAGCTCATTGAGCAAAGCCTGCATAGGGGCTTTCTGGTTTGTGGGCATAGAGTCCGTACTCATTTTCTGGACGTGCTTCACCATTGCCTTAAGGCGACCATAAGCTTCTGTCGCGTGTGCCGGCACATCATCTGCCTTGGCTTCAGCTCTCTGAAGAACAGAGGCCGTCTGCCTGTGCAGCATCTCGTGGAGCAACGTCTCTGGAGCCAAGTTAGAAATGAAGGCCACATCAGCTTTCGAGTACATCCGACCAGCTTCAATCGGGCTGCCTGCTTGGACCAAGTTAGGATACCGCTTGTCCAGCACATCGTTCAGATCTGTGGTGTTCCCAAAGTAGAATGTGGTCCCCAAGAATTTTGGGCTTTTCTGGAGAATGTCCCGCAGCATGAGCACTTGTTGGATATTGGCGCCAAGATCAGACACCAGCTTGCTCATCAAAGCATCACCTTTGACTTGGGTCACCCCAGGGAAACCATCGACCGCGGTCCCTACAGATGCCACGATCTTTTCCATGGCAGGCGTAGGCTTCTCAATCGCTGGTTTCTTACGAGATGCTGTCCGGTCTGCGTTGATCTTGGTCAGCTCTTCTTTGTAGAGCTTGTTGGCCAGATCTTTGATGCCCGCATAGTCTCTTGGATCCCCGCTCTCAATACCCTCGCCTGACGCTTGGTAAGCTGCTTCTGCTGCTGCCATGTGGTCTGCATGGATCCCCATACGTTTCATGGCTGCCTTACGGGCCTTGCCTTGCAGGGCAAACTTCTCAGCCTCATTCAGATGAGCGAGCAGGTGTCCATAAGTCACCGGAACTTTTTTCCCAAGACCCAAGCTTTTGTGCAGGTTTGCTTTGACGTCAACCGGAAGGGCTTCAAACTGCTTTTGGTCCATGAAGCTCATGGTCTGGGCAAAACTTTTGTGGATCGGGCTGTAGATGTCCCCTCCCATCCAAGCGTCATAGGCGCCTTGGTTGATCTTGCGGGAACTCTCGATCAGGTTATCTAGCCCCTGCTCTACGCCATCATAAACAGCCAGCGTGTTGTTTACCGCGGTTGAGCCATCAGCGTAGATCTCAACGATCATACCACCATCACCTACACCAATGGTCATGTAAGGTGATACTTTCACACTGGCCTCTGTCGCATCAGGGCGAACCACGTTACCAGGAATACGGTTTGCAAAGCTGCGCGAGATCTCGGTGTCACTGTCTACCTTGGATCCAGTTGAGATGTGGAACTCTGTGTCAGCTGCCTCATAGATAGGGGCAATTTTCATAGCCTCTTGGAAAGCTGCCTGAAGCTCGTCTTCAGAGGGAGTCTCACCTTTTCTCAAGGTAGTCTCCCGTTTGGACACCAAGTCTGCATAAGCTGTGTCGTAAGCATTCTTGAACAAAGTTGCTTGTATGCTGGCGATTTGCTGAGTGAACTCCATCTGCTTTTGAAGACCACCTGTGGTCACGTCGATCGAGATGATCAGATCTTTGGTGATACCTTCTTCGATAGCATCAGTAATCTTGTCGATAGACGCACTGAGCAATGTGGCGTTGTCCGCAGAAGGGTCTGTAAGAGCTTTGATCAAAGCTGCACGCTCTTTTGGGTTTTCCCCCATGTTGGCAACCATTTGCAGATCACTCAGCAAACTGGGCATACCGTCTTTTGCTTTGAGCAAAGGGTGATCTTTCCAAGAACCACTTTGAGCAATATCATTCAGCATTGAATGGAAGCCGCTCATCAACTCCCCAGTGATCTTGCTCGCAATACCACCGGCACTGGAACCATAGATGAACACCGTAGATGGGTTCTTTACAAAGCTCCGGCCGATATTGAACTCACCATCGACCTCTTCAAAGCCAGCAACGAAAGCTCCCACCAACCGGTTAAGGGCTTGGCTTGCAGCCTTTTCCTCTGGGGTCATTTTTTTCTGTTTGGTCTTCATGAGCGCCGCAAAGTGTTGTGCCACATCCATGTAGATGTCGTTGTAGGTACCGCCCTCATCTTTGTGGATGGAGATAAACTCGTTCAGTGTGATCTTCTGCATTGGGTCCTTCGAGAAGAACACCCCGCCTTTAGCCACCAGCTTGAAGAAGGTCTCGTCAAACTCCCCTACGCCCATGTGCATTAGCGCGTTGATGATACCATCTGTGACACCATCAGACTCGAGAGCCAGAGCTGTCTTAAACTCCCGCGGGATACCATCTGGAGCCAAGGAGATCTCATGCTCGAGCCTTGCATGTGTGATCAGAGCGTGGATCATCTTGTCCGTGACCTTCACACCTGAATTCATCAGGTGCTTGTTCAGGTCTTTGCGTGCAGTTTTGGACAATGGCTTTTCAGTCCCGTTCTTCACCCACTCCTTGATAAGGTTGGCTGCCGGACGGAGCTTCTTAGGATCTGCCAGCAAAGCCTTGGCTTCTGAGATCGCAGCATCATGTCGTGCTTTGGAGACACTCACATCCAGAGACTGTGCGATAGCCAGCCACAAGAATTTCTCGTGGTCTGGGTTGCTCATATCCACTGTCGAATTGGTGGTTGAGATCATCTCCCGCATAAACTTGTCACCCTGTGGGGTGATCAGTCCTTGCTGTTGCAGGCGCCCTACCTTGGTCATGACCCACTCAAAGAAGTGAGGTACATCCTGAAACTTGGTATTGCTCACTTCAGCAAATGCTTTGGCATCAGCGATATAAGCCCGCACACTGGACAAGCTCGACACCAGAGAGGCGTTCTTGCCATCCATGCTGACTTTGTGGATGGAACCAAATGTCCCCTCCGACGTGTCAACATATCCTTTAACCAGGTTGAAATTATCATCCCCAAAGGCTTCCACGAAGTCATTAAAGGGTTGGTTCAACAGATAGGGTGTCTTCTGGAACCGCTCAATTACTGCCTGTACGCGATTGGAAACAGCCGCAGCTAGGTTCTTCCACTGGTTCTCACGCACGGCCGCAGGTGGTTTACCCACATAACGTGCCTTCTCTGTGCTCGATGTAAAGGTTCGGGTGAATACGTCCGGAAGGCTCTTCAGATTGTTGAATATGTCGGGATAAGCATTCTTTTCATTCAGCTTGATCGTCAGGTGCTTGGTTGGGAAAGCAGCCTTAGTCTTGGTTGCTGGAACCATGATGTCAGTTAAGCGCATGTCGATGATCGACGATCCCTCGACGAGCTTTCCGTTTGCATCCCTTGTGGTCATCGTATCCAGCGCATTGGCTGCCAGAGCTTTGAATATGCCTTGGGTCAGGTCCGAAGTCATTGAGCTGTCTGGGGTGACCCCCAAAAGGTTCTGCGTGGCTCTCGAGATGTCATCCAACACTCGGCTTGTGATGGTACCGCCCTGAGCTGCTGTACGCATGTCC